ATATGTCAAGATGTGGCTTTAAAGATTATAAATAATGGAAACGAATATACTGGAACAATTACTAATCCAATTCAAACTAATGATACAGTTATAAATATTTCTTTACAAGATATTATTAACAATAGCTTAACTGCAAAATATTATGAATATAATATTAATAATCTTATTATCACAACAGCTACTCCAAATTATCAATTTGTCGGAACAGCTGGTAATATTTACGAAGTTAAAGCTAGAGCAGTTTGCGAAATAGGAGGATCTAGTTCATCTACTCCTGAAACTTGTCAATCTACTGTATTAAAAGTGACAACAAATAATACAGAATTTACAGGTCAAATATCTCAACCTCCAGCTCAAGCTACATCAGATTTAATTAAAATAGATTTATCTAGTTTGAATTCAGGTACGAACTTAGTTTCTTATTATGAAATATCTATAAATGGAGTAGTCTATACAAGTCAAAATTCTAATTTTGAATTTTTAGGTAACCTTGGACAGATTTACCTAATACAAGCTAGAGCAGTTTGCGAAACTGAAAATCCAATTGGTTGCAGATCAACAGATATGGTAATCCGAACAGGAAACGAAAATTTCTCTGGAAATATACATCAACCAGCAGCTCAAGCAACATCAAGGTTAGTTAAAATAAATTTATTTGAATCAAATTCAAATGGAGATTTAGCATTTTACGAAATATTTATAGATGGAGTACTATATACAACTACTAACAATTATTTTGAATTTTTAGGAACTCTTGGAAAAACTTATCTTATAAAATCTAGAGCAGTTTGTAACATTACTAGTTCTAGTTTAAGTAGTCGTTCTAGTAGTTCAAGCTTGTCTAGTAGTTCAAGTCGTTCTAGTAGTTCAAGCTTGTCTAGTAGTTCAAGTCGTTCTAGTAGTTCAAGCTTGTCTAGTAGTTCAAGCTTGTCTAGTAGTTCAAGTCGTTCTAGTAGTTCAAGCTTGTCTAGTAGTTCAAGTTTGTCTAGTAGTTCAAGTTTGTCTAGCAGTTCAAGTTTGACAAATGTGTTAAATTTGAAATTTCCTTTAGAGCATTCTAAAGGTCCAATGGTTTCTTCACCAGGAGGATTTTAAAATGGCATGTGATCCAGTCTTTAATACTATAGTTCCAGTAGCGGAGATTATTCAAAAAGATAATAATAATCAAGTAACTGGAGTTTGTTGGGCTCGTCAGCAAAAAATATATTTGGATGCAGAAAATGCTCCACTACCATATGGTAAAAAAACTTATTTTTATGGTAAAACTTATTCTGGAACTTTAGAGATAAAACTTGACTATCAATCTTCTGTAATATTTCCAGGTCTTGTATCAGAAGTCGATGTAACTAATAAAACTTTGAAAAAAATATACGTAAGTGGTGGAGCAAATTATCCAGAATTAGAAGGATTTTATGACCATGTTTTAGATGATGATTGCGCTCCATATGGTACATATTGGAAACATTCTACAAAAAACACATTTTTTGCTAAAATACTATTATCATCAGATAATTATACTAAATGTAATTTTAAAGCTTGGACTGGCCGTAATAATGTAAATAATTTGGTTCCTGGTGCAGGAGATTTTGAGAATCATTATTGGCAGGGCTCTACTGGCAATAGTAGTCAAAATAATAAATTTGATAAATACTCATTACCACATGAAATTGCATTTTCTGAAACAGTTAGAGTTGCACCAATGGAAAATGTTTTAAATTTAAAAATAAATCAAAACAGATTTTTAGTAGTTAAAAGTGGTAATTTTCCAGAACAAATTATAAATAGATCAGAGGCTCTTTTTTCTTATAGATTAGGCGTAGAAGATATCGCTGCTTTCGATATGGATATTGTAGCTATGAATCTCGGGCAACTAGCCGCAGATATTTCAGTATCTCATAGACAAAGAAATATTGGACAAATACATAGATTTTTAGAAGTTGCTGGAATTTATTATCAAGATATCGATAGTATATATGGAAAAAGATATGCAAAAAGAGGTTCTCTTGATATTAGTAATCAAAAACCAATTTGGTCTTTGACTGGGGCTCCATCAAACGAAGTTAAAGCAAATTTTGAATTAATGTGGTACAATGATATTGCAGAAGCGAAGTTTAGTCCAGCAAATTGTCAAAATCCATCTTTGATTGATCAAAATCATCCAAAATATCAACCTAAAGTTTTAAATATTAAAAATACTTTTGTTAAATTTAACCCAAACAACACTTGTGGTAGGGGTTGTCCTCCAGGACAATCTTCTTGTAGTTTAAGTTTAAACTGGGCTTCATCTTCGAGTTTGTCAAGAAGTCCAAATGAAGATGGAAATTTTAATGATCCAATATTAAGTACTAATCCTCCGCCTTCAGTATATGAAACAGTTAATCCAAATCCTACATTTTTATTACCAAATGAAAATGATATTCTTGAAAACTTCATAATTCCAGAACCAGAAACACCTCCAGGAAGTTCATCTTGTCCATTTCCATTTGTATGCGAGCCACCACCACTTATTATAGCTGGCAGAATCGTACCCAGATCTAGTACATCACTAGTAACTCAATGTCTTCCTACTGCATTCGCACTTCGGCAAGCGCAGTGTGGTTGCAACACGCGTGTGTTGGGAGTACTAGGAGCTCTTACAGCAAATCCTAGATCAGAAGGTAATAGAAGAGCTAGCATAAGCCAATTTTTATTTATTAAAAAATCATCATCTTCAACATATGCAAAAAATAGCATAAATAGTACAATTGACAAGATTTTAAATAAAAATAGTTAAATATATTTAGATTATTTTAATTTAAATAGATATAATAATCTATGTTAAAGGCATATTGCTCAAATTGCGGATCTCCAACAGAATATTCTTTAGCTAAACCCAAATTTTGCACTAATTGTGGTTTTTCTTTTGTAAATAATACACCTGTAGCAAATAAATCAATTCAACCTCAATATCCAGTTAAAGCTAAAAAGATAATTAATGAAGACCACGATGAATATGAAGATGAAAACGTAGAAGTTGAAGAAATTAAAGAATTGCCAAATATTGAAAATTTAGATTTTGATATAACAATCTCTCCTTCAAATATCGAAAAAATTGGAGATTTAGCTGGTACATCAAAAGAAAATTTGTTAAGAGGACAAGAGGATAATACGACTCCACAAGCTGATGAAAATTTTTTAGAAAATTTTGCTAAAGAAGCTGGAGCTATTCGCCCAAAAAATCGCGTTAGAAAGTTAAAAAATGGCGAGTAAAAAAACAATAAAATTTGAAAACTACATTAGGGAGATAGATCAAGAGATAACCAAAAGAAAACATAAGTGGAATTTAACTGCAATTGCTTGGATGGACTTTAGTGACGTATCTCAAATATTAAGATTTCATATTTATAGAAAATGGCATTTATATGATCAAAGCAAGCCATTAGCACCTTGGATTAATAGAATAATAAGTAATCAAATTAAAAACTTAATAAGAAACAATTATAGTAATTATACTAGGCCATGTTTAAAATGCTCTGCTGCAGAAAATGAAGACGGATGCGCTATTTACAGTAAACAATGCTCTCAATGTCCACTATACGCAAATTGGGAAAAGAATAAAAAAGTTGCACATGATACAAAACTAACTTTAAGTTTAGATAATCACGCAATAGAAGTTAATAGAATACCAAACGAAAATTTTAATATAGAAGAATCAGCCAAAAATTTGCACTTTAAAATGGAAAAAGTTTTAAAACCCATAGAGTGGAAGGCTTATAAATTGCTATACATAGATGGTAAAAACGAACAACAAGTAGCTAAATCAATGGGTTATAGAACGACTGAGAAAAACAGAATGGCTGGATATAAGCAAATTAAAAATTTAAAGAAAGCTATAATGCATAAAGTAAAAAAGCATCTATATAATGGAGATGTTGATATTATATGAGCGAAGAAATTCTAATATTATCTGAAGAGCATCAATTAATTCTATTAAAAGAATGGAATGATCGTCCACATAATCCACCATCTTTAGCTGAATTAGTTAAACTAGCTTTTGGTAGAGACGATTTAGATGGTAGAAGCAAAGAGGGTAAAGCTGTAAAACAATTTTTAGCATCTAGACAAATAAAGCCAAAGAAAAGTCACGAGTATGAAGCTAAGGGTTTGATAGATCTAACGAATGATCAAAAAGAATATATTAGTAATAATTGTCACACAATGACTGGTATTGAAATGGCAAAAATTTTATTTAAAAACGAAAACCTAACGAATTTATCTCAAGAAACCAGAAGCGTATTGGAATATATGAAAGTTATTCCCACTAATGTAAAATTTAATAATACAGAAAACGAAGAAGCCGCTTCTGGTGATTACAAGCCACCAAGAAGCGAGGAAAGAATGGTGGCAAAAATTAATAAATATGTTTTAGATGGAATAGATAAAACTAAAATAACTCATGGTCAAAAAAGAGAAATAATAGCTTTAATTGGATATATGAATACTCATAGATTTATTCATCAAATTAATCTTTATGATAATGAACCAGATAGAGAATTATTTGAAAGCAGTTTTATAAGATATACTTACAATAAAGCTGATTTAACCCAAGAAGAAGTAGACCAATATATAGTTCTTTGTACAGAAGTTCTAATATCTTCTAATATCCAACAAACAATCTCGGTACTTCAAAATCAAATTGAATTAGCTATTCAAGATGATGGCAAAATTCCTATGGCTATAGTAGAAGCAAGCAATACAGCCAGAAAAGAGTATAATGATTGCGTAAATCGTCAGCAAAAATTAAATAATGATCTTAAAGTAAAAAGAAGTGAAAGATTAAGTAAGCAAGTTAAAGACACAGCTTCTATAATAAATCTTGTTCAAATGTGGAAAGAAGAAGAGAGCCGCGCAAAATTAATTAAAATGGCAGAAATGAGAAAAAAGACTTTAGAAAAAGAAATAGACAGATTATCGTCTATGGATGAAGTTAAATGTAAAATTTTAGGCATTTCTAGAGATGAAATTTTAAATGGATGAGTGTTATATGCAAAGTAGATGGCAAAGAGTTTAAAGATGAGAAAAGTCTTCATCTTGCTCTTAGGGGTTATGGTTTAAATAAAGAAAAATATTATCATCAATATTATCCTAAAAAAGATTTGCTAACTGGCGAAACAATAAACTTTAAAACTAAAGAGCAATATTTAAATAGCGATTTCAACGATAAAAATAATATGAAAAAATGGCTAAAATCTCAGCCATTGGAAAACTCTAAAGAATACTGTATTAACTTATTAAAAAAAAGAAAAAAAGATAAAAATTTAATTTATAGTCCTTGTCAAATAGAGCTTAGGACGATCATGAGTCCATCTATAGTTTTCTATAATAAAATTTTTGATGATTATTATGATGTTTGCTCTAGTTTAGGATTAGAGAATAAGTTTATTCATCCTAAGAATATATCAAATCAATTCAATTTTAAATTAACTCAAGACGATACTATATATGTAGATACCAGAGAACAAAATTGGTTAAAATTTAATATACCATTTGAAATTAAAACACTACCTTATGGAGATTATACATGCAGTAATGATAATTGCAATTGTTATATAGAAAGAAAAAGCTTAAGTGACTTTATAAGCACACTAAGCATAGGTAATCTTGAAAGATTTAAAAAAGAAATAGAAAAAGCCCGCCAAAATCAATCTTATTTAGTCGTAGTAATAGAAGAGAAGCTACAAAGTGCTTTAAGCTTTCAATATTTACCTCATATTAGCAAAAAAATTAAAGCTACTCCAGAATTCATTTTTCATAATGTAAGATCACTACTGCAAGAATACGATAATTTACAATTCTTATTTGTTGATGGTCGAGAAGAGATGAAAAGAACAATAGAGGCTATATTAGCGTCTAAATGTTTTTATAAAAGAGTAGATCTTCAACTAGCTTATGATTTAAAACTTTTATGATAGAATGTCCTAAAAAATATATTAAAGAAATAAAAGATGTTAACGCTGAGTTAGCTCAACTTAAAGGCTTTCTTAACGATAAAGAAGCTAAAATAAGTTTAGCAAAATTTTTAAGAGCCAATATAGGTTTCACAACAGAACTTATCAGTGGAGTTAAGTTAGCTCCATATCAAGAGATACATCTTAAAGCATTTTTTAATAGAAATTTTAATATGTGTGTTTTTGGTCGTGGTTGCGGTAAGAGCTTTATGGCTGCAGTTTTTTGTTTTCTTCAATGCGTGTTTGAACCTAATACAAAAATTTTAATTGCTGGCCCCACATTTAGAACTGCGCGTTTTATATTTAGTAATTTAGAAAAAATAGTCGATAGTCCAGGTGCAGAGTTACTAGCTCAATGTTTCGGAGCAAAAGCTAAAAGGAATGATCAATTTGAATGGCAAATTAACGGAGGAAGTATTGTAGCCATTCCTCTTAACGGAGAAAAAATTCGAGGCTTTCGTGCCAATATTCTTGTGCTTGACGAGTTCCTTCTGCTTCCAGAAGAGATTATCAAAAACGTTCTGATGCCTTTCTTGGTAGCTCCACAAAATATTAAAGAAAGAATGGAGATTAGAGAGTTAGAAGATAAATTAATTTCAGAAGGAGTTATGAAAGAAGAAGATCGAATGGTTTTCGAAAATACCAGTAAAATGCTTGCGTTTTCTTCTGCTAGCTTTACTTTCGAAAATCTTTATAAAACTTATAAAGAATGGTGCGAAAAAATTACTAATACTGAAAAAGGAGAAGCTACATATTTCGTAAGTCAAATGAGTTATGAAGCTTTGCCAGAAGAAATGATTGACAAAACGATTATTGAGGAAGCTCAGAATGGTGGAGCAAGTCATAGCAGTTTTTTAAGAGAATATTGCGCAAGATTTACAGATGGAAGTGATAGTTATTTTAATGCAAAAAAAATGGAAGAATGCACTTTGAAATTAGGAGAAAAACCTCACACATTAGTCAAAGGAAATTCAAATAAAAAATATATTCTTGGTATTGATCCTAACATGAGTGATAGTCCTAACGCAGATTACTTCGCTATGGCAGTTTTAGAGATAGATGAAGAAAAAAAACAGGCTATATTAGTTCATACTTACTCTGGTTTAGGTAATTTAAAAAATCACGTTGCATATTTATATTATATCATGACTAATTTTAATATAGTTATGATGATTCTTGATAATGCAGGAGCAGACGTATTCTTGTCGGCATGCAATGAATCTGAATTATTTAAAAAACATAAATTACATATAAATACATTTGACATAGATTCTGATTTAGAAGGAGTAGATTATGAGTTGATGATAAGAAATGCTAGAGGTAAATATAATTTAGAAGATAAAAGAATTGCTTTTAATCAAGTATTTACAAGCACATTCATAAGAAGAGCAAACGAATATTTACAGGCTTGTATCGATTACAAGAAAATTTGGTTCGCCAGTAGAACAGCTTCAGATGAGACGTTTTTTAATGAATCTGTTAATTTAAACATACCAATAGACTTATTAAAAGTAGAAGAAAAAAAGGATTGGACTATTCTAGATTTTATAGAAAATCAAGATGATTTTATATATCAAACAAAAAAACAATGTGCGCTTGTAGAGCATTCTTCGACTAGCAGAGGCACTCAAACATTTGATTTACCTCAACATTTAAAAAGAAGTACTTCAGCAAATAAAGCCAGAAAAGACAATTATTCAGCATTAATGTTGGCTAATTGGGCATTTAAATGCTATAATGATATGATGAATCAGCCAGAAAAAGTAGAAAATCCCACTTTTTCTCCTATAATGATAAAATAAAAGTGTAATAATTGAAGTAAAATGTCCAAAAAAATACAAAAAACGTCAAAAAATATCAAAGATGATATCGGCCAGCCTCTTATGGTTGCATCTGCTTCTAATAACTATGAGAGTATAGCTTCTTCCCAAGATAGTTCTACTCCTACAAGAAGAAACGCTGCTTCTACAATAACCAGAACAGACAGATATAAGAATATTGATGATGGATTAATACCATTCAAATATTCATTAGGTATCAAGAATAGCTCTAATATGAATGTTAGAGATGCTGTAATTTTGTGTCAAAAAGCTTATTACAATTTTTCTATTTTTAGAAATACTATAGATCTAATGACTGAATTTTCTACAAGTAATATTTTCTTCAGAAATGGAAGTCAAAAAAGTAGAGACTTCTTCTCTGCACTTTTTAGAAAAATTAACGTTCATGAACTACAGGATAAGTTTTTTAGAGAGTACTACAGAAGTGGGAACGTGTTCTTGTATAGATTTGATAATAAAATAAAAGAAGAAGATGCTCAAAAAATTACTCAGACATTTGGTGCTATATCTAATGCTTCAATAGATCTTCCAGTTAAATACATTATATTAAATCCAGCTGATATCCAAATTGGTGGAACTATTAATTTTTCTTCTGGAAAATTTTATAAAATTATAAGTGATTACGAATTAGAAAGATTAAAAAATCCAAGAACAGATGAAGACAGGGAAGTTCTTAATGCTTTGCCTCCAGAAACTAAAAAATTAATTCAAAGCAAAACTTTAGGAGTTTTAACTTTGCCATTAGACAATGATAGACTTTCTGCTGTTTTTTACAAAAAGCAAGATTACGAGCCATTCGCAGTTCCAATGGGTTTTCCAGTTCTAGAAGATATAAATTGGAAAGCTGAAATGAAGAAAATGGATATGGCGATAACTCGCACAACTCAACAAGCTATTCTTTTAGTAACTATGGGCACAGAGCCAGAAAAAGGTGGAGTCAATCAAAAGAATTTAGAAGCGATGCAAAAACTTTTTGAAAATCAAAGCGTTGGAAGAGTTTTAATTGCTGATTATACAACGAAAGCTCAATTCGTTATTCCTGATATAGCAAGTTTGATTGGTCCTCAAAAATATGAAGTAGTCGATAGAGATATTCAAATTGGATTGAATAATATTCTAATAGGAAATGAAAAATTCGCCAATCAAAGCATCAAAGTTCAAGTATTTATAGAAAGATTAAAACAAGCTAGACAATCATTTATTAATGAATTTTTAATTCCAGAGATCAGAAGAATCAGCAAAGAGTTAGGTTTCAAAAATTTTCCAACTCCATATTTTGAAGATATTGATTTAAAAGACGATGTTCAATATTCTAGAATTTATACTAGATTAGTTGAGTTAGGAGTATTGACTCCAGACGAAGGAATTAAAGCTATAGAAACAGGTATACTACCTAATCAAGAAGAGTCTCAGGAAAGTCAAAACTCTTTCAAAGCTCTTAGAGACAAAGGTTTATATCAACCATTGATTGGTGGAGCAAAAGCTAATGAAGCTGGCAGACCACAAGGATCAACTGGAGTACCTCAATCTACAAAACAAGTAAGTCCGATTGGTCAAGGTAAACAATCCAAGGCTAACATAGAAGAAAAGTATAGTCTTTCAAAAGTTAAAGAAAATCTTGTAGCTGCTCAAAAATTAGAAGAAGAAGTCTCTTCTGCGCTTCGTAAAAAACATAATCTTAAAAAATTAAGTTATAATCAAAAAGAAGTCGCTGAACAGATTAGTAAAATTATTATAGCAAATGAATCTCCAGAAAATTGGGTTTCTAAAATAGAAGATTATATACTAAAACCAATTGATCAAAACCAAGAAGTTGTAGCTAATATAAATTCTATCGCTTGTGATCACCAGGTAGATAGTTATTTAGCTAGTATTCTTTATCATAGCAAAGTAAAATAATATGCCAAATTACATCAGAGTCAAGCAAATTGATCAACCTGAATTAACTGGTTTTTTTGTTGATTCCATATCTTCACAAAGTGGTCTATTAATTAATATTGCTTCGGGTGTCGTTTCAAATCAAGCAGTATCGTTAACTGGAGATCAAACGATAAGTGGTCTTAAAAATTTTTCGTTTCGGCCAAATGTAAATGGAACTGGAATACTTTTAAGTGGTGAAGCAGGAAGCATGTTATTGCCAACTACAGTTCTTTATACTAGTGGTAATCAAATTAAAAGTGGTCGTTTAATAATTGGCGATAGTCAAGATGGCGTGGTAGATCCAAATTCTAATTATACATTAAGCGTGCAATCTAATAATACAGACACATGGTTAGAAATTTTAAATAATGGTGGGGCAGATAAGGGTGTGTTTTATGGAATAAAAAATAATGATTTTGAACAATATAATTGGCAAGGTGGAGATATACTATTTTTTACATCAACAGATGCTTCTGATGGATACGAAAGACTAAGAATTACAAAAGATGGTAAAGTCGGAATAGGCACAAATTCTCCTTCGCAAAAATTAGAAGTAAATGGAAATATAAAAGCTAGTGGAGCAAGTTTTGTTGAGAATACGATAGTTGGAGATCCTACTCAAGATGATTTTTTAGTTGTTTCTGGTAATAATTTCACCTTATACGGAAGCGGGACTTTCACTAACGGAATTTTTGCTGGTGGAAATTCAGTTTTTGATACTATTAAAATAAAAAATAAAATATTATCATCTTATAATTATACTACATCAAATTTTACTTTTAATGACAATTATATCAATTTAATAAATGCTCCGAATAATGTAACTGGTACTCTTCCATCAGAAATAATTTCTGGTATAAATTATTATGTTAAAAATTTAAATACTGGAAGATTAACCATAACTGGAGATGCTAATAAAAGTATAGACGGATTTTCTACCGTGAATCTCTACCAAAACGAAAGCTTACAGTTATTGGGTGTAAATAGCGTAGGATATACAGGCTGGGTTACGATAAGCTCAGATGTAGGAGTAAGTTGAAATGGCGAATGTATTAAATAAATTAAATAGTGCCAGCTATATTACTGTTAAAGTAACAGATGATCCAATCACTAATGGTAATAATTTATTAGCAGCCTATGCTTTAGCTAAATTATATGTTACTCCTAGCAGCAGCAGTAGTAGTAGGAGAAGTAGCAGTAGCAGTAGTAGCATAAGAAGTAGTAGTAGTGGAATAAGTAGCAGTAGTAGTTTAAATCAAAATCTTTCAGGCGCAAGTATTTTTATCAATAGGAACGTATTACAAATACAAACCCAAAATCAATCCATAATTCAAAATATAAATGGCCAGCCACTGTCTGCTCATAATAGATTATCAGTTATTTTGCCACCAGCAATTTATGATCTTGGAGACCAAAGCTTGATTCTTGATGCAGATTATATTGATATTGTTGGATCAACTTCAAACAAAGAAAGTCATTATATTAAGAGTAATATAGGCATTGCAAACAGAGGCACATTACAATTAAAAGCTAATAATGTTAAATTATTTAATTTAAAAATAGAAAATACTAATACAACTTATCAATTTCCAATAGGCACTCGTATCGTATTTAGAGATGGACCAAATGGATATGATGAGTATGAAGAAAATTATACAATATATAGCAATTCTGATCCAGCTGCTTATTTCCCAGACAATGCAAAAGCTCCATACATAGAAAATGTTTTATTTAAAAGTGATTCTTCTAATATTAGATCAACAAGAACACATATTGATTATGCGGGTACTTATATAAATTGTAAAGCTGGAGAATATTCTTTTGGAGCATATGGAAGAATTTTAGGTGGATCTATTTTTAAAAATTGTACTGGTGAAAATTATTGTTTTGCAGCGAATGGACAAACTATGCCTGGGTGTGTTTTTGAGAATTGTACTGCTGGAGAATGTTCTTTTGCGGGGAACGGGACTTGTAATGGAAAATTTTATAATTGCATTGCCAAAAGTCAATCTTTTGGTGGGCGGGGTAGTGCTAATGCAGAATTTTATAATTGCACTGCTGAAAATAATTCTTTTGGACACTACTCAAGTGGAATATATTATAATTGCAAGGCTGGATTTCGCTCTTTTGGAGGATATGATGATCTTGATTTTAATCGTGGACACTCTGATGGAACTTATGTAAATTGTACTGCTACCTGGGATTCTTTTGGATCAAATTATTCTTATGGAAATTATAGAGATTGCAAAGCAGAAGGTAATTCTTTTGGAGGCGAAATATCAGCTGGAAATTATTATAATTGTGTTGCTGGAGATTCTTCTTATGGAGGTGGTGGCACAGAAAGCACATCTAGCGGTGTTTATATAAATTGCGTTGGAGGAGATTATTCTTTTGGGTCGAATCCAAGCGCCCCTGGTGACGCTAGATCAATAGGAGTTTACAAAAATTGTGTTGGAGGAATTGGCTCCTTTAACGTAGTTTAAATGAGGTATTAATTTTATGGGAAATACATTTTACTATAAATCAGGATCATTAGCTTTTGGATTAAAAGAAGAGCAAGCTGAAATATTTTTTCAAAATTTAAAAATTGAATCTAATCTTCGCCCAACTATAAATGGAACTGGAATACTTTTAAGTGGTGAAGCAGCAGGTTTACCAGGAAATATTATGTTTACTACTGGAGACCAAACCGTAGAAGGAACAAAAACATTCTCTAACAAAGTCGTAATAGGTCAAGAAAATCAAGAGGATTTGCTTTTAGCTTCTGGAAATAGTATTCAATTTGCTGTTCGCCCAACTGTAAATGGAAGTGGTATAGCTTTATCTAATGATATAGATTCAAAAGCTATAACTTATTCAATAATTTTTGGATAATATTTTTATTTGAATATATTAATATCAAATGATATCATATCTTGTAATAAAAGTGTAAATTAATATGAATATGCTATCTCATGTATTTGGCCCTAGTTGGAGATCCAGTATATCTGGAATATTAACAGTTGTAGCCGTTTCAACTGCTATGTCTATACATATGGATCCATCATTAGTATCTTTTTTACCAGATGATATTAAGAATTATATTTTAGGAATTTCAAGAATAATAGCTGTTGTTAGCGGAATCATCTTTTCGCTCACAGTAAAAGACGCAAAAGTTACAGGAGGCTCAGTTGCTTCCACAACTGAAGCAGAAGAAAGAATACATCCACATGGAGATCATATATGAATAAATTAAATTTAATTGCCGTTTGTTTTTTAACTTTGTTTCTTGGTGCTTGCGCCACAACCAATACTGGAAAAGTTGATGTTGTGACAAGTGTTGAAAATACTCTTCCTTATGTTAAGCCAGCGGTTGTATTAGCTTGCACAGTAGTACTTGATCAAGCCGTTTCTGGAAATGATAGAATTGAAAAAGCCAAGATGATTAATCATGTTGCAACTATTGTAGAAGGATTAACAGTTGGAACTGCTCCAACCCCAGCTCAATTACAAAAAGCTTTAAATGATTATCTTCCAGAAGAAAAAACTCATTGGGTAAACTATGTTAGTGTTATTAAAGATATT